ATTGGAGGCGAGGTCGGCTTTAAGGCCGGTCTCGGTGCCGAATTGTAGCGGAGAACCTGCGCCGGCTAGGCCTGTTGAAGATGTTACGTCTATACCTTTGGTGGAGTTCCATTGGACTCCTGTGGGAGAGATTCCTGAACCGACTTCTTTGACGTTGAAGTTGAGGTTGTTGGTAACTACGTCGGCAAAGCCTAGGAGGGGGAGGCTTACTGCCGTACCTTTTTGTGGCCATGGTAGGCAGGATGTACGGTAGTCTTTTCTTTTGTTTCTTTTTCTGAGTTCGTAATAGCTGGGCTCGTCGGGCCCGTCACCTAGTGAAATGGTAAGGGAGTTTTGAAGCGATTCGTCACGGAACCATTCGTTCCAGATGAGATCGTATGCGCGATTGAAAAGGCATGAAATGTTTTCGAGGTCGGTGACTAGGGTAGGAAGTCCGAAGTAATCGTAAACCGATTGTACGGCAAAGCCGGTAGTGCTCATTGGAGCTACGGTGTTATTGAGGATTGGAATCGAGTAATCGACGGAGTCGGAAGGGTTTGTTTGTTGACCTTGGAACTTTACCCAATTTGTCCATACTAGACGGTTAGGGACGAAGAACCAGAAGGTCTCCATATAGAGGTTGTCCATTAGTGGTTTGATAGGCGTAGCCATCCTGGCGAATGCCGTCATTTTTAGGTTAACGTCGTCACCTGGAAGGATTTCGTCAACGAATATCGGAACGAGGTAGTCTTGATCGAAGGTGGACCTTCTTGTGAAGTCTCTACGGAAGGATGAGCGGGGGATTGGGTTAACGGCCACGTGGTTAAATTGGTTAATTTGTGGGCCCTGGATGTGCATTGTTTGCTGAGTCATTTTATGGTTTTCCTTTTATGATGCCGCCGAGCGGGTTGATTATGTCTTTGATTGATTTGGCGCCGTTGAGTCCGGCGTTTGTTGCTCCAAGGAATGCGTTGATTTCGGCGAAGTCGCCGTCAACTTTTGCTTTTTTTATCAAGGAAGGGATAATTGCTTCTTGAAGTTTGTTGTTAAGTATTTTTGACCGAGCGTCTGCTGCGGTTTGCATCATTTGTTGTTGAACTAAGTTTTTGGATTCTTTTTTGACGCCTGTGTCTGCGTCTTTGTTTGAGATGTCTGCATCAATGCCGTCGAATTGTTTGTTTTGCATGCGAACGGCTGTGGCTGTTTCTACGCCTTTAGATATTGAGTTTCCTAAGTCTGAGACTGAGCCTTGTGCGCCTCCTGGAGTTGATGCACCTTGTCCTAGTGCTGAAAGGACAGGGTTTAGTCCTGCTTTCCGAAGGTCTGAGACTTCTCTTTGGTGGGCAGTTCCCGACATTTTTTCTTGAAACTCCATTTGTCGTGCTGCTTGTGCTGAAGATGCGTCGTTTGACATTACTGTTCCCAGAAGGCCCATGCCTCCTGAGACTATGCCTGCTGTTAGTGGGTCCATTAGAGACGAATCCCGCCGCGAGCTGTTCGGTAGCTGGGTGTGTTTTTTTTGTTTGTTTTTGAAGCTTGAGATTTGAATTTTGAGGCCGATTTTTTAAAGTTTACTGCTTTTCTTTTCATGTAGTTCTCCTGAGTGTTTGTAGTTAATCGGTTTTGTTTTTATTTGTCTACAAGTTTTTTTGGTGTCAGTGCGGATTATATATAACAAGTAAGTATATAATCCGCACTGAGGGTATTTTTAACTTTTGTAGTGTGTTGTGTTAAGTTAAGTTTCTGTTAAGGGGACTGTTACACGTCCCCTAACACCCCTGGGTTAAGGCCGTCTGGGTTGCCTATGGCACTAGCGTTCCCTCTTCAGACGTCCGTGGCGGCACCAAGGCGCCGCGATGTTAGGAAGGTTGGTAGGTAGGGGAGGGTGAGGGTCAAGCCCTCAGGTTAAGGGGCCTAGGCGGCCCCTTGGATAGGATAGTTGGTTAGGAAGAAATTGGATTTGGGAGTTCAGTTTTAGGAAGATTTTGTTTTTCGTCGTTAGTTTGAGTTTTTTCGTCGTTTTTAGGTTTTATGGATTTTAATTTGAACCCGAATTTTTCCCTGATGTTTTTTGGTATGTGAGCGAAGATTTCTGGAGATACTTCTTTATGAGCTTCGTCTAGTAGTCCTAGCTCTTGTTCTAGTTGAGATTTTTGGATATGAAACGAGAGAGCGTCTAGCGTCATGTCGTCGTTTCCGTAGTGGGGTGGAGTGAGGGCTCCACGAATGGAGAGCCCTCGGTTAGCTGATTTCATCATCAAGTTAATGTCGCAAGAGTTTTTGTGTTCTTGCTCTGTGAGTGATGGGTCAGTGTTTATTGTGTCGTAAGGAGTTTTTTCATAAAGGATGGCCATTATTGAATACCTGACGCAAGTTGAGTTGGAGGAGTGTTATTGGTGGTGGAACCAGTGTTCTCGTCGTATGTGCCGACTTGGAAGAGATCAAAGTCTTCGGGGTTTTTTCCGAATTTTGTCTCTGGGTTTTTGATTATGATGTCCCATTCTCTGATAGCTTCGCCAGGGTGGCGAACGGTGAATGGGGGGTCAAATAGACCGATTTTTTTATCGTATACTGCGATTACTGCTCTTGTCATTTTTGTAGCTCCTGAAGTTTGATTTGTTTTGCTGTGTTATAAATTTTGTCAAGGGATTGTGGTGAAATTTTGCAAGAATTTGTTAGTTCTCCTTTTTTGATTAAAAGTTCAATGGCTTTTTTAAAGTATTCAATTGGCATGTTGCCTTCTGTTTTTCTTTCTATATTTTCTTTTTGGTGTCAGTCAAGGCTTTTTGTGCCTTTTCTTTTTGTTTTTTTCTTAATTCGCTTTCGGCGGGTTTTTGTATTGCGAAGTCGAATTTTTTTTCTGAGATCGCTGCGTAGGTTTCGGGATCTTTTTCTTTTAGATGGTTAAGATAGTACTTAGGAAGTTTTTTTCTGACACCGTCTACTGAAAGGTAGCCCTTTTTTATGGAGTCGGAGTCTCTGAGGTGAGCTCCTATTCCTGGGTTTCTAGAGGATTCTACGAACTCGTGAGCGACTTCGTAGGTAATTCCGTCTCGTTCTATGATTAGAGGTTGTTCTTTTTCTTTGCGAGTTTTTTTCTTAAGAATGTACTTGTAGACGTAGGCGATTGAGCCGGGTTGGGCGTAGCCGAACTCGGCATTTCCGTGGCCCCAGAGGTCTGTGAGGGTTTGAGATGTGAAGACTTGGTGGTCGGCTTCAGTGGTGTAGTGTTTCTTTTTATCTGAGAAGTCGCAGTTATATAGGATAGCGTGATAATGAGGTCTTTTGGTTTTCTCACCATATTCGCCACAATATGTCTGGCGAATTGGGTTTAATTTGTTGGATTTGAAATGTTTTTTCACTCTTTTTATGAAGAGTTGAATGTCTTCTTTTGAGAGAGAGTTGTCTGGCGGCAAGGAATTGTCGTTGTAGGTTAGGGTTATGAATAAACTTGTCTCCCAGCGGGCGAGTTCTCGCGAACCGCGCGTGGCCCATTGTGTGTAATAGTCTTTTTGACATTCTGGGCATTTCCCACATGGGAGTTTTATAGCTTGCAGTCCAAGCTTGACGCCCTCCCATCCGAAGATGGGGCGGCCGCCGTCTGGGTTTAAGTAAGCTGTATTTTCGCGTGTACACATTAGAGCCTGTTGATTCCGGGATTTGATCTAATTGGCATTGGGCGAACGTGTAGGTACGAGTAAGAAGCGTCAAATAAGAACGCTGGTTCTGTATTGACGGCAAGGACTCGTGCCATGGGAACGGCTTCAGTAATGAAGGTAGAGTTGAGGGCTGGAAGTGAGGCGAATTTTTGAGAGAGGTGCCAAACGTCAAGTGTTTGGGGGTCTGTCGATCTAAATTTGCCTGTGACTTCTGAATCTTTGAAGCGGTATTCGGCAAAGCGTTCTTGGTAACCGAATACGTCGAGGTCGGCTGAAGTGCCTTGTGCCATGACTTCGCGGTTAAGTACGGATTGTTCCCCAAGTCCGTTTAGTAAAGGTTCATAGAAGTCAAGTCTAGTGCTTCTGGTGAACATTTTTGGGACTGCTTGTTGGTAGGTTAGATCGGCTCTTACGTTTACAAGGCCGATGATCATACCGTGTTCTGTTGCTGAGTATCGGCATCCGTGGTCGCCGTTAAGGACTGTTGTTCCAAAGCCAGCAAGATTTCCTTGAGGAGTAGTTCCTGATGCTGTTGGGGCAGTCTGAGGGACAGCGTAAATATTAACGCGAGTAGAGCCCTGTCCGATGAGTTCTGGACGTTGAAGACGGAAGTCTGGAGAGATAACGCCAAAGCGCGAGTAGATGGATTCGACATATCGAGTACCGCCGCGAGCGTCGAGCTCTAAGATTTGCTGATATAAAGCAGCTTGTCGAAGAGCGTTAATTGTTAAAGAAGAGTTGGAGGCGAGGTCGGCTTTAAGGCCGGTCTCGGTGCCGAATTGTAACGGAGAACCTGCGCCGGCTAGGCCTGTTGAAGATGTTACGTCTATACCTTTGGTGGAGTTCCATTGGACTCCTGTGGGAGAGATTCCTGAACCGACTTC